GAAAGAGATGAAGCATGGAGAAAAAGACAAGATGAATTATTAGGTGATCCTAGAATGGCTGCCCAAGAATGTGATTGTGATTTTTCAACATCCGGTGACATTGTGTTCTATCCTGAGTATATTGAGTATTATGAAAAAACTTATATAAAAGACCCATTGGAAAGAAGAGGAGTAGATAAAAATTTATGGGTTTGGGAATCGCCTGATTATACAAGAGATTATGTAGTTGTAGCTGATGTTGCTAGAGGTGATGGAAAAGATTATTCTGCGTTTCATGTAATTGATACTGAAAGTAATGTCCAAGTAGCTGAATATAAAGGCCAAATAGGAACTCAAGAATATGGTCATTTATTAGTAGGAGTTGCAACAGAATATAATGAAGCATTATTAGTAATAGAAAATGCAAATATAGGATGGTCTACAATTCAGGTAGCTATAGATAGAAATTATCCTAATTTATACTACTCGCCAAAAACTGAATCAAATAGAGAAATGGTAGATACTTATTTTGATAAGTATATGGATACTGGAAAAATGGTAGCTGGATTTACAATGTCATCCAGAACTAGACCTATGGTAATAGGTAAATTCCAGGAATATCTTTCTGATAAAGGAGTTACATTCCAATCAAAAAGATTAATAGAAGAAATGAAAACATTTATTTGGAAAAATGGAAGACCAGAAGCACAACAAGGTTATAATGATGATCTAGTTATGTCTTTTGGGATGGCTATGTACATACGTGACACAGCTTTAAAATTTAGACAAAGAGGAATTGATATAACAAAACAAGCATTAAACAATGTTAAAGTAAATAGAACTAACTATCAAGCGGGATATTTTTCAAAAGGTTCCGATAATCCTTACCATATAGATACAACAAATGGTAAAGAGGATATTAGTTGGTTACTAAAATAATATTTATAATTATAATTATATACAAATGGCTGATACTGGCATATTTTCAAGGTTAAGAAGATTATTTTCAACTGACGTTATTATACGAAATGTTGGGGGTAATCAAATAAAAGTGATTGATAGTAGTACTATTCAATCTAGTGGTAAATTAGAAACGAATTCATTAATTGATCGTTATAATAGAATATATTCAACTAACCCATCATCACTTTATGGGTCACAATTTAACTTAAATTATCAATATTTAAGACCCCAATTATATTCAGAATATGATACTATGGATTCAGATGCAATATGTGCTTCTGCTTTAGATATTATAGCGGATGAATCTACATTAAAAAATGATGTACACGAAGTACTTCAAATCAGAAGTGCAAATGATGATATTCAAAAAATATTATATAACTTATTCTATGATATTTTAAATATTGAATTTAATTTATGGTCATGGACACGTCAAATGTGTAAGTACGGTGATTTTTTCTTAAAATTAGAAATATCTGAAAAATATGGTGTGTATAATGTTATACCATATACTGCTTACCATATTGAAAGAGAAGAAGGCTATAATGCAGAAAATCCATCTGAAGTTAGATATAGATATTCACCTGAAGGTTTAGTTAATCCTAGTTCTGGAATGTATAATGTTAGAAATGGACAAGGTGGAGGAATGAATGATAGAGGAATATATTTTGACAACTATGAAATGGCTCATTTTAGACTTATTACTGATGTCAATTATTTACCTTATGGAAGAAGTTATTTAGAACCAGGTAGAAAATTATTTAAACAATATACTTTAATGGAAGATGCTATGTTAATTCATAGAATTGCAAGAGCACCTGAAAAAAGAATATTTTATATGAATGTAGGAGCTTTACCTCCTAATGAAATAGAAGCATTTATGCAAAAAACTATTTCACAATTAAAACGTACTCCTTATGTAGATAAAGACACTGGTGATTATAATTTAAAGTATAACATGCAAAATATGATGGAAGATTTCTACATCCCAGTTCGTGGAAATGATACATCAACTAAAATTGAAACTACACCAGGTTTATCTTATGATGGTATACAAGATGTAGAATATTTAAGAGATAAGTTATTTGCAGCTCTTAAAATACCAAAAGCGTTTTTAGGGTATGAAGCAGATATCGAAGGTAAAGCTACATTAGCTGCTGAGGATATTAGATTTGCTCGTACAATTGAACGTATACAAAAAATAATGCTTTCAGAATTAAATAAAATTGCATTAGTACATTTATATACTCAAGGTTATAAAGATGAAAATTTAGTAGATTTTTCATTAAATTTAACAACTCCATCTATTATATTTGAACAAGAAAAAATTGAATTATTAAAATCTAAATCTGAATTAGCACAATCACTTCAGGAACAAAAAATTGTTCCTACTGATTGGATATATGATAATGTATTTAACTTTAGTGAAGATCAGTATGAAGAATACAGAAATTTAATTAGAGAAGATTCAAAACGCCAATTTAGAAATGCCCAAATTGAAGCTGAAGGTAATGACCCACTTGAAACTGGTAAATCGTATGGTACACCTCATGATTTAGCAGCATTATATGGAAAAGGAAGAATGTATTCTGATCCAAAAGGTGTTCCTCCGGGATATGATGAAGATAGTCCTGGAAGACCTGTTGATTCTATTGTTAATAGAGGTAAACAAGATTCTAATTTTGGTAAAGATAGGTTAGGAGTTAAAAGAATGAAAGATACTGATAAAAACGATTCAAATTCTATAAATCCTAACTTTAAAGGTGGTCCTTTAAGTTTAGAAGGAGCTAAAAGTGTTTATTTAAAAAACAAAGATATGTTTAAAAAATTAAACAAAAAGCAACTTGTCTTTGAGGATGATAAAAAGGGTGAATCCCTATTAGATGAAAAACAATTAAAGGAGTAATATCTTTTGCATATTTATAAATAAATATATTTTTTGATGAAAATAAAACACTCAAAGTACAAAAATACAGGTATTTTATTTGAGTTGTTGGTAAGACAAGCAACTTCTGATACCTTAAAAGGTACTGATTCTCCGGCTATTGATTTAATTAAGAAATTCTTTGTTAAAAGTGAATTAGGTCGCGAGTATAAGTTATATGAATCAGTTCTTAAATCTAAAGTCTTAACAGAGGGTAGGGCGAATACAATAATCACTACAATTCTTGAAGCTTCTAAGAAACTAAATCGTACTAGCTTAAGAAAAGAAAAATATAATTTAATTGCTGAAATAAAAAGCAATTATGATATTAGTTCTTTTTTCAATGCCCAAGTAAAAAATTATAAACAATTAGCTTCTTTATACACATTAATTGAATCTTATAATAACCCTAAAATAATAGATACTGAGCAAGTAATTAGTAATAAAGTTACTATATTGGAATATTTAACTAAACAAGATGTTTCTACAGAAAATGTAAAACAAAATGTAATCCAAGAATTTAAAACATATGATAAAGATTTAAGAATTCTTACTTATAGAGTACTTTTAGAAAAATTTAATACTAAATATCAAGATTTATCTAACGAACAAAAATCAGTTTTAAAAGAATTTATTAATTCCGTAGACTCAACACCTGACTTAAGAGAATTTTATAATAAAAAAATTAATGAATTAAAATCTTCATTATCAAAAGAATCTAAAAATATAACAGATAAAGCTACTCAAGTTAAGGTTCAAGAAATCTCTAAACTTCTTACTGAATTAGATAAAACTGATAAAGTTGCAAGTGATAATTTAGTAGATCTACTACAATATTTTGAACTAGTAAAAGAGATTAAAGTAGCAAATGGCAAATTACAAGTATAAACTTAACGAAATGTCTAAAAAGGCATCTGCAGAAGATGCTGAAAAAGAATTAGGGATACCTAAATCTAAATTTGAGGTTGGTCAAGTTAGTTTTAGTGATGATGGTACTTCTAAATCTACAATTACTAATATAGATGATACAACAGGAGCTATTAGTTGGAAAATTGAACAATTACCTGGATTTGATAAATTATACCAAGAAGTAGATCAATTTGTTGATGCCGCTAAAAGAGTTTTCCAAAAAACTAAAGACGATAAAAAATTCATAGAAATATATGATGATGCTCGTAAGGTAAAAAACAAACTTAGAACCCACCTTAGAAATAATTATACAGACATCTATAAAAGACTACAAATGAGGGGCATTGCTGAAGAAGAGGTTGAAGAAATATCTACATCAGGTGGAGCAGGTTCTTACTTAGGTAAATATGCTTTTAAAAAACCTAAAAAGAAAAAAGTTGACGAAACAACTAAAAACCCTGGGGCGACATTAGGACCAGGTCCTAAAGCAGGTGAAGATGGAGTGAAAGATAATTATTATGTTAAGGCATTTGGTTATAAATTAGCACCATCAATAAAAAATAGAAAATCCAAAGTAATTGATTATAGGCAACTTTGGAAAGAAAATCATATGTATAACCAAACACTGTCAGAAGCTGAAAATGATGTAGAGCAGTTTCAACAGAAAAGAATTAATGATTTTGATGAACTAGAAAAAAGATTAGATGTTCTTCAAAAAAAATTAAAACAAGGAAAACTATCAACTATTAGGTATTATAGAGAACAACCTAAAAGTTATTCAGTTGTATATGGAACTGATATGATAAATGATTATTTTAACGATATAGAAACATTACTTACACAAGACAATTAATATGAAAACTTTACAAGAGCAATTTAATTTAATTAACGAAGGTAAAGGGCACAAAGATGTGTTCTTAAAAGAAGCAAGAAGCAAGTACCCTGACATGGTTACTAATTCTGCAACCTTCAACCAAGCAACAAAAATCCTAAAAAATAGAGGAGTTATTTCAGAAATGATGGTTGTAGGAACCCCTGCAATTAATACATTTGAACCTAGAGAAAAATTGGATTTTGAATCTAAATTTAAATCTTTTATCTCAGAAGAAAACAAAGTAGATAAAGAAGTAAAAGAAGCAGAAGGTAAAAACTTTGACTACTCAGATAAGAAAAATTTAGATAACCAAATTGGTCAAGAAGTAATGAATGGTGTTTATTTTGAAGCAAAACAAAACCCAGATAAAACTATTGAAGAAATTAAAGAAATCGTTTCTAAAAATTTAGCTAAAGATTGTCAGTATTATATAAAAAATGCTGCTTTTGGAGTTGAAGGAATAGGATATGAGGAATCAAAAATGGAAGAAGTTTCAGGTAAACATAAAGAATCAGGATATTCAGATAAATTAAAAGCTCTTGTTA